CTACAGAATCACTGTTTGTAGCAAACATTCCCCTTTTTGTTCAGGAGGCAGAAGACCGCATCTATAATTCGGTGCAGATTCCTTCTTTACGGAAAAATGTTACAGGTAGCTTAACTGCTGGCAATCCTTATTTATCATTACCCATGGACTATCTATCAACCTATTCATTGGCTATTATTGATAGCACAGGAACCTATAGTTATATTCTTAACAAAGATGTTAACTTTATTCGACAATCGTTTCCTAATCCAAACACAACAGGATTTCCATATTGTTATGCTTTGTTTGGATCACAGTTATCGAATATTAACGAATTGTCATTAATAGTTGGTCCTACACCAGACTCTAATTACACAGCCGAGCTTCATTATTATTACTATCCTCCTACTATCGTACAAGGCCAAATTAGCATTTGGAATATCGTTAATGCGGGTTCTAGCTACGCTGCTGGAACATATGAAAATGTCCCGTTAACTGGCGGATCAGGGTCTGGTGCTATTGCAACTGTCGTGGTAGGAAATTCCAACACTATAACATCTGTTATAGTGACAAATGGTGGAAATTACTATGTTGTTGGTGATCAATTAAGTGCTTCAACTGCTAATTTAGGGGGCGGTTCGGGAGCAGGGTTTACCCTAAGTATTACAGGAGTTTCTAATTCTACTGGAACTAGCTGGCTTGGTGATAACTATGACCCAGTGCTTTTTTATGGCGCTATGCGTGAAGCTATGCTTTTCCAGCGTCAAGAGGCTGATGTTATTAAATCTTATGAAGACAAGTACCAAGAGGCTCTTACACAGCTTAAACGCCTTGGAGATGGTCTGGAGCGTAATGATGCTTACAGACGTGGTCAAACTAGCCTACCTTATAACAGACTATAACTATGCCAATCTTCCAAGCCGCTTGTAATGTGTTCCAGCAAAATTTGCTCAATGGTAATGAGAACTTTACCAACGGCACTTATTACATTGCTTTATACAATGCCAATGCCAATTTGAACGCCACCACCACGGCCTATACCACAGTAAATGAGGTTACAGGAACGGGTTATACGGCTGGCGGAATACCATTAGTAATATCCCAGACCCCTACGATTAATAACCAATACAACACGACTTACGTGTCATTTCAAAACGCAGTTTGGAGTCCTGCTGCGTTTACTTGTAGGGGTGCATTGGTATATAATTACACTACAAAAGCAGCTTGTTTTGTGTTGAATTTTGGGTCTGATAAGACTTGTAACAACAGCTTTACGGTGACTTTCCCAGCAGCGACTTACTCGTCTGCTATTTTAACGATTAGTAGTTATACGGATGCAAACGTAGTCAGTTCAGGCGATTAAGGAGATTTCATGACTAAAGAATTATCAAATTTTGGCGATCAAGCCGTGGCAACATTACAAGCTAATGCTGTTATCCCAGAAGGTATGGGCGTAGAAGGTTACTACCATGTAGAGTGCCGTGATGCAAATGGCAATCTTAAATGGACAGATGACCTTCCTAACCTGGTTGTTGCCGTAGGTAAACAGTTAATGCTCAATACCTTATTGACAACATCTGGCACATATACCACTGTTGGACCATTTTTAGGTTTGATTTCTAATAGCTTTACCGCTTCAGCATCAGACACAATGGCTTCCCATACATGGACAGAGTTCACCAACTACACCGTTGGCGGAACAGCGGTTCGTGGTACGGCCGTATTTGGTACAGCAACCTCTACTGGCGCTACACCATCTAACGTAACTTCATCTACCGCTACTGCTATTACATACACTATTACTGGTGCTGGCGGTACTATTTATGGTTGCTTCTTGGTAACTGGTACTGGCGCTGTAAGCACACAAAGCTCAACAGCTGGTGTTTTATACAGTGAAGGATTGTTTGGTACAGCTAAAACAACTACATCTGGTGATACTGTTAGCGTTACCTACAGCACGACCGCTACTAGCTAAGGAGCTTTAAATGGCTCTAGTTATTGCAGACCGTGTCCAGCAGCAGGGATCGGCCAATACCACTGTTAGTTTTACGCTCAGTTCGGGCGTAACAGGGTATCAGTCGTTCTCTGTTATTGGTAACGGCAATACAACTTACTATGCTGCAACCGATGCTTCTGGTAACTGGGAGGTCGGTGTTGGAACCTATTCCACCACTGGACCAACATTAACTCGTACTACTATTATCTCCTCTTCCAATTCTGGAAGTGCTGTATCTACATTTGGTAACCCAGTAAACGTATTTGTTACTTATCCTTCAGAAAATGCTGTTTATGGTAACGGTACAGTTTTAGTTGCCCCAAGCACGGCCGTTCTGCCTGTTGCCAATGGCGGTACAAATGCCAGCACAGCGGGTATTACTGCGTTTAATAATATTACTGGCTATACAGCATCAGGTGCTACAGGAACCACATCAACTAACCTAGTATTTAGCACTTCACCAACTTTAGTCACTCCAACTTTAGGCGTAGCGACAGCCACTAGCTATACCGCAAACGGCACCATAACAGGTTCATCCAATGCGGGTGTATTTGCTTACGGTACTTTAGGCTACTCAGATGTAAACCATATACTGACGATGGCCTCCAGCCAAAACAATTATATCCAGATGGAAATTCAAAATACCAACTCTGGTACTGCTGCCTCTGCGGATGTGATTGTTTCCAATAACAATACAACGGCTACCACCTACTATGGTGACTTTGGTATAAACAGTTCTGGGTTTACTGGAACAGGTGCTTTGGGCGCAGCTAACAACGTATATCTAACGGCTACTACTGGTGATTTAGCTCTTGGTACGACTACTGCTAACGCTATTCACTTAGTTATTAACGGTAGTGCTACTGATGCAATGACAATTAATACGTCTAATGCGGTAGCATTTAATGGAGCTTATGGTACCTCTGGGCAGTTTCTAACTTCATCTGGCAGTGGATCGGCTCCTACTTGGACTACACCTTCCAGCATTTCACAGGCTAAAGTAACAGCTTTAGTCATGACATTAGGCTTCTAGGAAAATAAATCATGGCAAACCCAAATATTGCAGCACTTTCTTCTATTTACGGAAACACAGCTTATGTCGTGCCTTCTACAACATCTGCTACAGTAAGCTGGACATACAATGGTACAACATCGTTAACTGGTTTGACTCCAGCTACAAATACTGTTAATAAGATTACGGGCTTGATCGTAGCAAACACTACTGGTTCAGCAGCTTATGCCACTATCGCTATTGGTAACAACGCTACTTTCGGATCCGCTACCGTTATCTCCTATCCTTGTTATCAAATTTCTGTACCAGCTAATGCATCTTTAATTGTAATTGATAAGACTACAGACCTGTACATTACTGAGAACCAATCTTTGGCGGTAATCTCTGGTACAGGTTCAGCCTTGACTTATACAGCGATTTTTGAATCCATAAGCTGAGCGTAGCGTGAGTGAAAGATATATCGGATCATGGATGCAAGATGGAGCGTTCAACCCGCTAGTCGCACCTACGCCTAGTTATCAAGCATATCTTTATAGCTGGGGATTTAATAGTTATGGTCAGCTTGGCTTAGGAAACACAACAACATATAGATCCCCTAAGCAAGTTGGATCTTCAAGCAATTGGGCAAAAGTTTCTGTTGGAAAATATACGTCATCATTTGCAATCAAAACTGACGGGACTTTGTGGTCTTGGGGATGGGGTATTAGTGGTCAACTAGGACAAGGAAATACAACCAAATATTCATCTCCAAAACAAGTTGGATCCCTTTCAAATTGGAACAACATAGCAAGCGGGCAATTTTTTGCAGTTGCAACAAAAACAGACAGTACTATTTGGTCTTGGGGTGGAAATGGACAAGGTCAGCTTGGAATAGGAAACACTAACAGTTACTACAGCCCCGTACAAATAGGCGCATTAACAAATTGGTTACAAGTTGCTGCAGGATATTATAATACAGCAGCTATTAAAACAAATGGTACTCTTTGGACATGGGGTCTAAATAACTTTGGTCAACTGGGTCTTGGAAATACTACTTATTATTCTTCTCCAAAACAAGTTGGTTCACTAACAAATTGGTCTAGCATAACATGCGGGTATAATCACTCTTTAGCCATTAAAACCGATGGCACACTTTGGTCATGGGGTTATAATAATGCTGGTCAGCTAGGACTTAATAACCAAACAAACTATTCTTCTCCAAAACAAGTTGGTGCGTTAAATAATTGGGCGTCAGCCTCTGCTGGACAAGCCTTTTCTATTGCTGTAAAAAAAGATGGAACAATATGGAGCTGGGGAAATAGCAGTTATGGTGCATTAGGCCAAGGATCCAGTCCGTATTCTTCTCCTAAACAAATTGGTGCCCTTACAAATTGGCTAACGGTATCTTGTGGACAATACACAGCTGGAGCTATTAAAACCGATGGTACCCTTTGGATGTGGGGTGTTAATACTCAAGGACAATTAGGGATAGGAAACACAACAACATACTCATCTCCAATTCAAATTGGCGCATCAACAACTTGGTATGGAATGGCAACAGGTGCATATAACGGAAACACTTTAGGAT